TCTGTAACAACTTGGCGAGTTGTGTTGTCGCCAGTTTTTGCAAGTGCAACGTTTTTGGTTGGACGCAATGTTGCGACTTCCCACATATCATCCTGCATGATGAATACGTCACGAGAACGGTTCTCACGGCTTGGCATGAACTCAATTGTTCCCCAAGGTGTAACGTATACTGCAAGTGATTTGATGACACGCTCATCACCAGCTTGTACTGATGAACGCTGGTTGTTGTTACCTGTGAAACCTAAAGCAACATTCATTTGGAATGCTGATAGGTATACAGTGTCAGGATTGCCACCGTTTTCCCAGATAGACTGCATAACACCATCAAAGCGTGCTTGTGAGAACGCGATCAATGTTGTTGTTTCGTCTGTACGAGCGTCTGTACCGTCACCAGTTGGGTCTGCACCTTCGTTAGCACCAAAGTCTGTGTTTGATGTCAACCATGCAGGCGCACCAGCAAGCTCACGCGCAGTTGTGGAGTTACCCGCTGCACGAGCATTGTTGTCGAAAAGTGCTTTTTCGATGTCCAATTTTTGCTCTTTGGCAATTTTTAGAGTTTGGTACGCGATTTCACGCGCACGGCCTGCTTTGTCCAAACCTTCGTCAGTGTCTGGAACGACAACTGCGTTTTTGAAGATTTGTGTGTAGTTGCCCAAGCGAGTTGTCGCTGAACGTGCTTCCGCAGTTGTTGCGTCACCTTCAATGTGAGCATTTGCTGCAGACGCGCGTAGGCTGTCTGTTTGCCATTCATGCAAAGTGTTGCGCGCACGGGTCTTTGCAGACTTCGTGTGGAATGGAGTTTCTTCTGGTGAGATATTGGTGATTACATCACTCAAATCTTCACGAATGCCGACTGCATCGTAGCTGTCGAATGTGTTGCTTGGCTGTGCCATAGTTCACTTTCCTTTACTAAAGTTTTGGATTGATAAGCAAATCTGCCATGTCTGCGATATTCCCAGATTTCATAGCTTTTGCTTGCTGCTTTCTGCGAGTTGCAGCTTGACCGTCCTCAACACGTTTAGCACCAGCTTTGACCATAGGCTTAGCTTTCTTAGCTTTCTGGTCTACGTTTTTGCGATTGGCCTGCAGTCTGCGATAGCGTATCGCGTCATACAGGATTTCAATCTCTACAGCATCAGTAAGTTGCATTAGAGCTTCCTGCGGAACCCCATAATATTCCTGACCGCCTTTTAGCATATCCTGAGCCGCTTTCTCATATTTCTGAGGGTCAGCGAAATCAGGTACACGTTGCTGCAAGAGTTGCATTTGCTCCTGACGGTGCAACTGTTTTTGTTGCTCCGACTGTTGCGCACGCTGTGCTTGCAGTTGCTGCACTTGTTGCATCTTGACGTTATACTCACCCATTGCCGTTTCGTAGGCTTCCTTCTCTTGCATGTACCCAATCGGGTCACTCTCAAGAAGTTCCTTTGAAGGCGGTGTAGGTGGAGCAAGTTCGCCATTCTGCGCTTGCTGGGTTAAAGTGTTCAGCACGTTTAACTGCTGAGCTAATTGCGCTTTTGCTGCTTCAATCTGTTTAGATTGCTCAGCGTTTTCACGCATTTTTTGCTGAATATAGCCCTGACCCGCAGCAGACTGCTTTAGTTGGGAAAGGGTCCAGCGCTCTGGCTTACCATCAATAGTGATGTCATACAGAGTTTCACTGTCATCCTCAACGGCTTCTACCTCGTCAGTATATTCAGTTGCATCATCTTCGTATTCGGCTTCACCATCATCGTCAGATGCTTCGATGACTTCCTCATCCACAGCGTCATCTTCAAAATCGCTCTCAACGTCTTGAGTTGGCTCTTCTGTAGCTTCAACTGTTTCTTCAGAATTTTCCTGCGGTGCCAAAAGGCTATCCACTGCTTGATCTAGTGTAGTCGCTTCCACGGTGCTACTCCTCATTTATGGCGATCTAACATGCGCTCTGCTGCTATTGCTGCGTCAAGCTGCATTTCGATCTGGTTTAACGCGCGCATGATTGCGTGCGCCTCTTCACGCTGCTCAATCTCCTGAGCAGTTGTGTTTGTGAATATGCTGATCTGCACATCACGAACATCTTGGACAAACTGCTGAAACGCAGTGTCATTCTTTAAACGTCTTGCATCATCTGCCTGTAAACGAATGCTATCCATTATCCTCTAGCCGCTTGTTGCGCTGCTCTAATCGCAGCTACGTCAACTTGAGTGCCATACTGACCCAAAACCTTAGCTGCATCTACCAGCAAGTCCTGATCCATCTGGTCACGCTTGCGATCATCTTCCATAGCTAGTTTTTGCTGTTCAAGCTGCAGTTTAGCCATATCTGTCTGCATATTGGCTTGCGCTTTCATTTGCTCTGCTTGTAAGTAGGCTTGGTTAGGGTCAGTGCCTTGGGCTTGCTGAGCCTGCGCCTGTTGCTGCATTTGAAGTAGCTGCTGCTCGACCTCTGGCGTGATTGGAGCAAAATATCTGTCAGAGTTGCGAATGCCAGCAGCAGCTAACATATCAGACAACGTATTGCGTATGTTCGTCAAGCTCACCATGCCGTTAAATGGCCCATACTGCGTATAAATTTGCTGCTGGATTTGGAACGCTTGCTGCAACGCCATCATCTTCTCTTCTTCGCGGCCTGTGCCTAGACCCACGTTGATGCCAATGTCCATGTCTGAGCGCCACACGCGAGGATCAACCTGCACGAATTGCCCACCCATTTTCACAAGCTGCTCTTCGTCTGTGTTCTTGATTGCTGCGCGTAGCATGATGCCGAATAGGCGCTTCATACCGTCTGCAAGGTTACGCACCATCACCTCAATCTGACCAGCCTGTGATTGAATTGTAGCTTGCACTGCAGCCTTTGTGGTGGACTGCATCGCATCTGGGTCTAGCCCCATTGACGCGCGAGATACGCCAGTTTTGTTCTCTACAACCTGATCCATGTACGTAAGCGCACCTAGCGTCTGGCCTGCAGTAAATGGAACACTAAGTTCCTGCACAGCGCCTGCCTGACGCATACGCACGATTGCGCCAATCTCATTGTTTAGCACATCGTCAATATTAACCGCACCATCAACAATACCAATGCGAGGGTTGTTCGTCATAGCTACGTTGTCTAGCACGCCACGCAGAATTGCTGTTGCTGCGTCTTGGTCATCAATGATGATTTCCGCAAGAGAACGTCCGTAGAATGTGTGTGGCTCTGGATCAACCTCAAATACTGCAAATGGCACCTCATCCCAAGGCTCCATGTCTAGCAGCTTGTAGCTTGTGCCGCCGCAGATAAAGCGATGCAGAACGGGTACACCTGTGCCATCTACGTCAATCTTCATATAGGCTTCTGTGACTGCCACAGAGCGCATCGCAGGATCGCCCTCTTGATCCTCGTAGTCATCTTGTGAGTAGCCCTGACGCTCTATAGTTTCAGCCTCAGAGATGTCTGATGCGCCGTATAAGCCATCTAGCTTGTACACTTCCTCAAAGTCATACCCCATCTCTACAAGCTCACCCACGCGCATCTCTGTGCGGTGCGCTACGATATACGCATCATCTATGTTGCGCGCTTGTGAGTTAATGAAGAACTCTTCAGGCGGTACGCTTTCTAGGCGTAGCTGCCCGTTAGGTATTTGTCTGCTGATCTTCAGCGAATGGATTGGCGAGGCTACTTCCATGCCAAACTCATCCATGCTCATAGACATCTCCATGCCATGCTCAAGGATTTCCACATCATCATCTGAGGCCAGCAAGGTGTATTCTTCGTCTGTCAGATTGTCATACGTGAATATCTCAGCTTTGTAGCTGTTCTCATAGTACGCTTTGACGATACCTGTTTTCTTAATCAGCGCATCGTGGATCGCATCGTTTAGCACGCGATACCCGTCATTCTTGGTGAATGCATAGTGAATGTATTGCGTAGCTTGCTCTGCTGCAGCAACATCCTCTGGGCCTTTTGGTAGGAACTCAACAGGCTTAGACGTAGACATGAACACGCGCATAATGCTTGGCTTGACTGAGCGAATGGTGTCGCGCACCTTAGTCGCTACAACTCTGCTGCGCCCATCTTCGTAACCTATGTCAACTTGACCGTCAAAGTAGCGTTGAGCCTTGATGCGCTCATCTGTGATTTCGCTCTCAACAAAGTCTACAGCCTGCGCCATAGCGTCTTGAACGATACCTTCAATCTCGCGTCTGTCTTTTGCTTGTGGCTGCATGTTATTGCTCCTGCGTTGCTGCGGCAGTGCCGACTAAGTAAGGCGCTAGTGAACGCTCTATTTTCTTAAAGTTCTTAGGGTTTGTTGGGTTTAACAGCAACGTCCTGAACAACTCTTTATCCTCTAATGCCCTCATCATAATCTGCTGCGCTCTGTCGTTGGTCAAGCGCTCTGCAAGGCGCTGCATTCTTGATGAGCCGATTTGCGCTGTTTGAAGTGCGCCACCCATACCAACACCGCCAAGTCTCGCACCCACTCTTGCGCCCACAACCCTTGCAACAAGCGATAGCATTGAGTTGGGTCTGAATGGGTCTAAGCCCCCTGTGACCGCACCTCTTGTGCGAGACATGTCTAGCTTTTTAAGCTCATTAGAAATTACGCGAATGCGGTTGATTTCGTCAGGAGAATAGACTTCGCTTATCATTTTGCTAAATGCTGGATCATCCAGAACTAGGCTTAGGCGTGTTCCGCGCAACTCAACGTCTGGCCCGCCCTCAACGCGAGGGGTTTGAAGTTTCTCCAATGAGTTCTGTATGATCTTCTTCGACATTGCTGCCTTTACGCCTCTTAGCGCTTCACTAGTTTGATCTTTTTTCGCAGACTGAACCAGCGCTGCCATTGCTTTTTGCGGGTCTGCGGCTTCGCTGACAGCATCCAAGGCGCGTTCTGGGTTGGCAGATGCAAACCTTGCAGTCGTGCTTTGTCCAACCGCTTCAGATATGGGCGCAACCCGCTTCTCAACAGAGGTGATGCGTTTTTGCGCTGCGATTGCGTCATCAATCTCTTTACGCAATGTTGGCAGTTTGCTCAATAGAGGCTCGCTTCTTTTCATAAAGCGCTGAGCACTTGCTAGGCTAAACTTGCCATCAGTAAATGCGCTCTCATTGAACTTGTTTCTGATGTAGTTTGCAGTAACATTTCTTGCTTCTACTGGACCCTCTAGACCAGTCAGTGCTGCATCTATGTCACGCTGCGCCAATCCACCCTTGATGCCAGCTTGGTAGATGCTCTTATCAAGAGTTAGCTCAATCGGCGTTTTGTATTCTCCGCCAGCCTTTTTCTGCAGCAAGCTTCCTACAGTGCCTTTGCTGAATTTGTCGTGCAGTTGCTTACTAAACGAACGCGCGTTGAATACCGCAAGACCAAATTCATCTGCTGGCTGTATCGCATCTAGGTCACGCAAGATTGCATCAGCAACCTCACCAGCAAGTCTCGCCTGATTTGAGTTTGGATTTGCGCCTGACATAGCGTCACGCTGAACAGCGCGTAGCTTTGAATAAAGCGAGTTAATATCCTTCACTTTAATCATTTTGTCTTTCTTGGCGTACTTCTTTCTAAAGCGAGTTACCTCAGTGGGTATATCACCCTTGAAGTATTCCCCTAGCTGCTTGGGCTGACCTAAAACTAAAGCTGATGTCTCTGGAACTTCAATCTTCACCTCTTGGGGTATCTTGCTCCAATATGTTCTTTCTTGATTGCGTGCAGCTTCCTTTGCTCTGCGCAACTCATTGCCCAAGATTGTGCTGGCCTCTTCGTTACTCATATCTGAGCCAAGAACTTTCTTTTCCGCAGAAGCCTGCGCGGCCTTAACAAAGTTGTTTAGCGTATTCTCGAAAGACGCAATTCTATTCTGTAAGAAGTCTTGCGCGATTTGAACCTCACCGTCCTGCCCCAGTAGCTTCATGGCTGTAGCTTCTGATTGCACTCTTTGCGCCTCAATGCGCGCAGCAAGGGAAGGATCATCTTGCATTGCCTTGCGCTCTGCGCGGATCAAGGCCTCTTCACCACTCATTTGCGCGGGACTTAACCCCAACAAACTTTCTTCGCCCATTCGCTCTGAGATTTCCCCAGCACGCTGCTTGCCACCAGAAAGCTCTTGGAACCGTGTTGAAGCGAGTACATCACCGCCAGCTTTTGTAAATGGCGCAACCTGTGCAGCCGCAGCGCGTCCTAGCGCACGAACGGGAAGATAGTCTGCAGCACGGCTAATATTCTGCCCAACCGCTCTTGTTGCCGCTGGCACCACGCCCACACCTATACCGCCAGCAATGCCTGCGATTTGTTGCGCTGTTTCGCCGTAACCTCTACGTTCAGCTTCTGCTTGCGCTGCACCTGCACCTGCCCCTGCGGCAAGTTCAGCAGCAACGCCGCCTGTTGTCATAAGTGATGGCGCAACTTGACGCGCGACTTGACCGATAAGCCCACCAGCTTGCTGTAGGTATTGCGCGCCCTTTGCTACTGGGATTACTGCAGACGCAGCCTGACCTATACCTGCAGCAGCCCTTTCAGCCCGACCCTGCGCTTCTCTCTCAGCGACTTCAATGCCGCCTGCACGCATTGCTGACTTTAAGCCCTCAACGGCTGATCCAGTGTACTCATCGAACGGGTTAATAAAGTCAATAAGGCCGCCAGCGCCCTCTGCGATTTCCTTATTAATCTGCCCCATAACGGATTTAAAGGTTGGCCCCTGTGGCTCTGCAGGTGCGCTTGGCTGAGACATTGACTGAGCTATTTGAGCAAGCCTACGCGCGTCCTCAGTCGCACCTGCAGCATCTGCCGCTCTAAGCGCCTGCATGACTTGTTCGTATGTATATTCAACCATATCTCAGCCTATTAATTAGGTGATGGGAGCATGTTGTCCCGAATGTAGTTTGGGTTACTGTATTTTTGTATTAGCGCACGATCTTGATCTGTCTGCACTACAGTAGGCTGCCCGTTTACCGCGCCCTGTGATGCTAAGCCCTTGCTTTCAAAGGCATTTTTTAGTGAAGTGTAGTCGTCAAGCAAATCCTGCAATTTCGAAACACTGCTTTCAGCCTCTCGCACCTTTTGAGGGCTGTACTGACTTGGATTATTTATTGCCGCCTTGGCTCCTGCCATAGCTTCTTCAAGAGCAGAAATCATATTTACAGTTTTCTGATATGACTGCGCAGAGCCTTGAGTTATTTCTGACGGCTTGACCGTTAGCTCTTCCACTTTTTCACGCGTAAAGTTTGTTGGTTTTCCAGCAAAGTCTGCATCAAGCATAAGCACTGTTCTTGTTGATAAGTCCTTCATAGCGGCTTGCGCCTCGCCAATGTTGGGGAACTGCTGACCTGCGCCCAATGCGTCTGTCACAGTATTTACTATACCTGCGCCCCATCCAACTAAGCCACCAGCCTGACCGACTGGCAAACCCTTAAATCTATCATCTGCAGGAGCAGCCTCTTCTGCACCGACTTCTTGCGCAAGAGCTTCTGTGGCTTGTCCAACAATGCCGCCTGTTGCCATGTCGATAAGCTCTGCGCGTTGTGTCACTGGATTGCGGCTTATTTTTAATCGCCCGTCCCGTATTGCAATAGCTGTGGGCCGATCAACGCCTGTCTCCATAAGGCGGTTAATTTGTTTCTCTGCTTCGGAAACTTTAGGCACCTTAGTCATTTGTTCTAAGTATCCAGCAATACCTGCGCCAACAGGCAGCACTCCAGTAGACGCAGCCTCGTAATATTGCTTAGCTAGAACATCACCTGCATCTGCGCGCTGCTTTAGATACTCAAGACTTTTGTTGCGTTGACGCTGCTCTTTAGCCTCACCTCTGCGCTCCTCCATCCGCGCAGCCGTAGCGCGAATAAGCGGGTCCATACGCGCATCACCAGTGCCAGCTAGAATTGCCATTTTTAGCTTATCGCGGAAGTCATCGCTCATTCCCAGAGCGCCACCTATGCCCTGCCCACCAAGCAGGCCACCTAGCAAACCTTGAGGTTTTTGAGGTTCTTGAGCCATTGCTGCACCACCTTTTCCACCAAGTATCTTGGCGACATAGTTTTGTGTTTCTGTAATGTTTGGAACGCCGTTTGCTTTTGCGACACGACTTGGACCTGCGTTGTATGCCGCCAATGCTAAAGCTGGATCACCAAAGCGATCTAGCTGTTGCTTCATATAACGCGCCGCACCTTCTAAGTTTTGCACGGGATCGGTTGGATCAACGCCAAGCTCTTTCGCTGTCGCGGGCATAAGCTGGCCAAGGCCAATCGCCCCAGCAGAACTAACTGCATCAGGGCGAAACGCACTTTCCGCTTGTATTTGGAGCACAAATAAATCTGGGTCTATCCCGTATTTCTGCGCTGTTTGGTATGCAAGCTGGCGATAATCCATATCAAATCACAACAACATTAGTAGGGATGCAGGGTTAAACGGTGTGCTAGTTGTGCTTGTCGTACTATACGGTGTTTGTGCCATAATCTGAGACATTGCACCCAAGCCAGACAGAGGCGCACCAGTTGCTTGACCGAATTGCTGCTTCTGCAAGTCGAGTAAGCGTTGTTGCAAGCTGCGCTGGAATGCTGCCTGTTGGCCAATCTGCTGCTGAACCTGCTGGCCTTGACCGAATAGCTGCTGGCCAAGCCCACCAAGACCACCTGCTGCAGCTTGCTGTATGCCTGCAGCTTGGAATTGACCTTGGAAGTTTGCTTGGCGTGCTGCCTGTTCAAGCTGAGCCTGCTGCTGAGCAAACTGATTAGCTGCTTGCATGTTACCTGCACGCGCCGCTTGCTCACGCGCCGCTGCTGCCTCACGCGCTTGCTGACCAAGCTGCGATGCTTGGAATTGCTGCTGAGATGCCATTGTGCGTGCAGCTTGCGTTTGACCAATGTCAAAGCGACCAGACTGCAATGCGCTTTCAAACGCTTGCTGACGCTGTTGCGCGGATAGAGCGCCCGCTTGACGTAGAGCCTCGCCAGCAAGAACACCCTCTTGCACAGCTTGGCGTGAACCGCCGAATGCACCTGCACGCTGCGCCTGTGCCGCTAGGTTTTCAGATGCAAGCTGACGTTGGCGCTCAATGTCTGCCTGACCACGCTCAATAACTTCCTGCGTATATGGCGACATATATGAACCTAGATTTGTGCTGGCTAACTGTCCTACTTGAATTTGATCTGGAGCTTGCGCCGCCTGAACTGCGCCAACGCCCTGCATTGTCTGCGCTGGACCAATTTGCGCAGCCTGCATGTCAGTCGGGCTAAAGCTGCCCAAGCGACCATATATATCGCCTGCCTGAGTTTGGTACTGCTGAGCCTGCTTGAAAACATTAGGGCCAGACGGCTGCACCATTGCTGGCGCGGCTGGCTGCGGAACAGAGCCTCCTGTTGGGGCTGGTTGCCCAAATCTGCGGATTTCACTTAGTGGACGCAGTGTACCTGTGTCATCGTAGCCCATGCCTGCGGGTGGCGTTTGCGGACCTGTTAGCGGCATTGTTGTTTGTTGTGATCCTGATTTGCCCATTATGAGCCTCCTTTAATCGCGGATACCACACGACCCGCAAGGTACATTTGCGGCTCTAAAATGCTGCAGATAACTTTACCAATAAAGCTACTTTTTGACTTGCCTTTAGTTAAGACATACCTCAAGTGCTTTGTTCGCTTCTTGGCTGCATAAGCGCCAACTTTTGTAATCAGCTTGCTTTTCTTCATTCCCAAAACAAATGGCTTAAACACTGCATGATACCCGATCTCATGGTATGGGGTTAGATGCTTTTTCTGGTAGACATACCAAGTTTTCATTGCATCCGACCAATCATCTAACTTTGTTTGACGATACATTTCTGTGCAAACGATAGACTTTCCGCCCTCCCCACCTTCGCCGCCTTCGTGTTGTGGGCCAATGGGTATAGACACATCGCCTATGTCTATAGAGTAACCCCTGTTAGTTGGCCCAAGCGGATCAAACTCATTTGGATCGTAGAAGCTGTCATCTACACTTGCATAACCAACGCCTGGGAACCCCTCTGAGCTGCTGCCAGTTCCAACTACTGTCTGAGTAGGTCCGGTGGTTGTGGGATTTGGGTTATAATTAGGGTTTGCCGCGCCAGTAATCGGGTCAAACCGACCTAGATTTGCAAAGAACTCATACTGATCTGGGCGTGTCTCTTTTAGACGCTCAAGTGCAGAAAAGTAAGCTGGTGCAGTTGTGTATCCAGTTATGCCGCCAGATGTTGCTGTATCCACACCAGACATGCTCATTGCAGCAGGCGCTGCTAAACCAAATGCCGATGCCATACCGCCTACGTTCTGCGCCATAGCTTGCTCGTATGGATTGATTGCTGCAACCTCTGGGCCAAAGTAAGGCAAGTAGCCCATTTCTTTGATTTTTTTTGCTTCCTCAACAGCTAATTTGCCAGCTTCTTCCATATACGCTGGTATCTTGTTTTCTGTGGTGCTTCTACTGCCCATGTCAGAACTCCAAATGCATTGTTATAGAGTGAGGCTTCCAGCCAATCTTCTCCAAAGGTTTTTGCCACCCAAAACGACCATCAAATGTGGCAAATGAACAGCCTTGCAATTTCGCCCATTCTTTCACACTTTCAGTCATTTGTAAAATTTCATCCAATTCACCACCCGCAAGAAAGACATGCAAAGCGTTTCTATCGTGATATACCACGATTTCCGTTACAATGCATCCTCGCTCTGCAGGCCATAACTGCATTTTGCCAGAACGTATGCCCCCGCATACCTCTGCCCAAGTGTTTAGATTGCCAGAACGCTTTAGTGCTTTCTTGATCCAAGGCTTGCAGCGCTCTAGAGGATTTATGTCTGCGTGCGCATTCATCCATGCAACCTCGTAATTGCAATCGTTGACGCAGGCGCGGCAGGCGCGAATGCTGTCGCAGTCGTGGCATCTAAAAACCCGCTTGTGCTGTCTACTGCCCACATAGCCTCTAAATAATCGCCAGCACTTACATCAAAGATCGCAGAGCGTGACACAACCAGCACCGAACCGTTTTGGTGCAGCGCGTTTTTCATTGTTGATCCTGTAACGTCAGTTCCGTTAATGCGAGGCCAAAACCAGAAGTTTACTGTGCTGCTAGACGTTGATGCAATTTGCGCTGAAAAGCTAATCATGTATTGACCAGCTTCAGCGAACACAATGCGACTTGCAGGCGTTCCATTTGTTACGCCCTCAGCAATGCTAGATGTGTATGTTAAAGCGTATGCTGTGTTTATAGCTGCCGCTGTCTGGTCTGTTGTGACTGCGCCAGCGTATTGACCATCCTCTAAGACGATCTGCACAAATTCACCGTCCTTAGATACAACTGGATACTTGTTTTCACGATCCCACAGAATAATGCCATCCTCAGAGGCAGAGCTATACTGATCCTTGGCGTCTAGCTGATTAAGAGCCTTGCCAAGAAACTTGCGGATATTCTCTGCCCATGTCTGGATGTCTGGCGTGAACGGCGGGACAATTCTCATCTGCGCCCACCTTGCTTAGCGTCTAGCCTCATAATGCCTACACGCCAATCTGTATCCGCATTTCCCTCAACACGCATACGAACTTGGCGACCTTGGAAGCGCACAGAAACGGGATTGTTCATAGTGAATGGCCCATACTCACGCTCTTCTGCATTTGGGTAGAAGCGCGTCTTAAATTTAGCGTTCACATCGCCCTGCGTTTTTTCGTCAGGAATAAGCTGTGTGACACTCATTATGTTTTCACCAACGCCTATCGCAATTGGGCCTGTTTCAGCAAACGGCGTATCGCTGTCGTAGTTGTACCCAACCTCATGCTCATACAGAGTGCCATCACTTGCAATAAACATGGGATAACGGAATACGCCACGATCAACGCCAGCAGTGCGATCCATTTGGCCTGTCATCCAGATGTTTTCTGCGTAGTCGTAAGAGACATAGCGATCACACTCTAGGCTATTTGCGCTTGGATAGAACCACCAAATCTCATTCCATGCTGAGTTCACAACTGCGCTAACTTTGCTGATCTGGTCTTTGTTTAAATCAGAGAAAACATAATCTCCAACCTCGCAAGGCACTTCCGTTACGCGACCACCTGAGTAGACATAAAAGCTGCGGCGACCCATCCAAAATACGCCAGCGTCAACAGTAGCGATTGCCTTTGCCCCAACCAATCCGCAGGATGTACCAACACGCTCAAAGCCATACACAAAGGGTGGCCCTTGGTATGTCATTGTGTGCGCATCTTCAGTTGTAAGAATAAGGGACTGACCGCGCGTCCTAACGCCTGCTAGAATTGTACCGTTTGTCTGCAGTTCAATATCACCAGCTTGGTTTGTAGCTGCTGGTGTCCACGCTGTGTTATCCTCTTGGTCTGACCATTGCACCTTGCGGCTCACACCACCTGCACCAAAGCACACAACAAAGCGCTCTTCAGTAACCATAAAGCCAGAGCAGTCTGTAGGCGCATTGCTAACTTGTGCTGCGTTGTTGAGAACATTTAAGTCCCACTCATACAGCTTTCCGTCATCTGGTGACATCGCAAGTAAATACTCACCCCAGTTATCCAGTGACCATACTGTAGCTGGTGCGACTTGGCCCGCATCGGCGCGGGGTAGGCCGTATTCCTCTTTGCCGTAGAATGACCCGCCATAACCTGTGTTAATGCCAGCGTCGATCAAGCCTTGCGTGAATGCAGCAGGGGTAATGTCAGTCACATCACCGCCTGCGTTTATTGCATAGAGAAACTCATCTGTGCCTGCCGCAATATGGCGGTTACTAGAGTTATCTTCCCAAGCAATAATTGAACGTGCAACGCCGCCGATGTCTACTGCCTGCCTTTGCCTCCAACCGCCAACAGGACGCAATGCATCATCATGCCAGCGCACAAGGTTTGCATCGCGCCAGCGGCCTTGCGACATGTACTCAGTACCGTTGCGATACTGACCCTTTGGGATTTGAAGTGGGATGAGTGGCATTTACCATGTCTCCCCCATTAAGGTTTCGTAGGCCAGTCGTCATCGTTTAGATTAGGCCAATTCGCATGTGTTGTTATATCACGCAAAGCCTGACGATAAGTTGTCATCTCAGCAGACATAGTTACATCTGAGAGTGCATAGAAGTCTGTTTCAGCTAGTTTGCTGTCACGAGTGGCACGATGACCTTCGGCAGTCTTAGCATCTAGCCCTGCCTGATAAGCCGCCTCATGCTCTGCCTTGGTTGTCGTAACGCCATCCTCTGTGGTGTCTTGGAACATGTCACGGGCAACGTAGTTCTCCACCCAGTTGCCGTTAGC